ATAGTGGACCGCGCCGTCAGTTTGGCAGTGTCAGTATCCGTGGCAGTGGCCGTCTCAGAAAGAGTGGACCGTGCAGTCAGTCTGGCAGAGTCAGTATCGGCCCCTGTTGCCGCCTCAGAGATTGTGGCGCGTGGACTAAAGATGGCTGCGTTGACCTGTGTGCCAGTGGCTGTTTCAGAGATGTTGGGCCGGGCAACATACCGAGTAGCAATGGCCTCCGTACCCGTGGCTGTCTCAGAGATGGTTGTCGGGAAACTAATAAACCCAACGTCAATATCCGCCCCCGCAGCAGTCTCAGCCACGGTGGCGCGGGCAATCAGCCGGGCAAGATCAGTATCGGCAAGCGTTGCAGACTCAAGAATTGCAGAGCCAAGGGCCGACTGAGCGGAGATAACGTCGGAGGCGGAGCCAATTTCGGAAATGATCCCGGGCAAACTGGAGGCAGCAGCAAATGCGTCCGAGCTAGTGGCAAGCTCCGATACGGTGCCAAGGTACAGGAATGCAGCAGAGACGCTATCCGTGCCAGTGCCGGTTTCAGTGATTGTTGCAGCGTAGACCGTGCCGCCTGCGGCGACGAAGTACCAGCCTAGAGAGCCGTTGTTCGTGGAGTTGGCCCCTGCGTACCATTCATCAACAAGTGGGTAGGCGCGGACGCTAGAGATGGACAAGTAATCGACGTTGGCCGCTGTGCCCGCACCTGTGTAGACAAGGTTGGCCCCTGACCCGCTAACAGTCAGAACCCTACCCGCCGCGCCCGTGGCAGTCCAAGGATCGGTTAGCGTTGTGGTGGTGCCACCAAATGCAATCGACGTAGCGCCCGTAGCGCTGTACGTGTTGGTGATTGTCTTGAAGGTGTTGTTGCCGGATATGGTCAGCGTACCCGCGCCGCCTTGGTTGAGGGTGACGCCGGAATAGGAAACGCCGCCGCCTGCGAAAGACTTAGCTGACGCGCTGGTCAAACTGATGGTGCCAGAGCCGGTTACAGTGAGGTTTGTAGACGCAAAAGCGTCCCAAGGTGTTCCCGATCCAGCCAACGTCCAAGTACCAGAACCAATTGCCAGAGTTTTAGGCAAAACCCCCCCAAACGCCGTGCCAACTTGACCAACCCCCACCGTTGCGCTAAATGTTACCGCGTACCCATTAGCATCAAATGTTCCTGTGGTTAATTGCAATACGTTAGATGTGGTGTTGTTGGCTGTAAATGCATCCTGCAACGTCACTGAACCGCTTGGCGTATTAATATCAAAACGCTGCGAAAACGTTTTTCCCGCGCTAGTAATTTGTTGTGCAGTGCGTCCGGCAAACGTCATCACACCCGTACCGACGAGCGTCGTCCCTGTCCCGTTAATCCAGTTGCCATAGATCGTCGGTGTTGTCGTGCTCGTTGACAACGTAACCAGCGCACTGCCGTTACGGTTGCTCATATCAATCGTGCCAATGTTGTAGTTGGCGTTGAGAGCAATAGTGGAGCCGCTGGTGGGGTTGGCAAACGGGATATAGGCCGTATCTTGAGGGAGGGGGAATTGATCGGCTGCTGCTGCGCCGCCGGAGGTGGCAGACCAAGAGCCTGCGCCGGAACTGCCCCAGTCTTGAGTCCCTGCAAGCGCCCAATAAACTGTCTTGGCCGCCGGGAAAGTGATCCCGGAGTTGCCTTTGGCATCGCCAAGCCGTGTGCCGCTGGCAGGGGCTGCTGCGCCAGCGATAGTGATGTCCCGGAAGTCAACGTCAGTTGCCGATACCGCCGCGCAGGTCAGAGTGCGCGTGGTGCCAAGGGTGTCAGATGCAAGAAAGTTGCGGAAGGCAGAAGCTGTGCCAGCGCTAACGGTGAGGGTGCCGCTGATGGTTTGATTGCTGTTAAAACTAATTGTGGTAACACCTTCACTGGTGCGACCAGTAAAAGTTAAATTATTAAAAGTATTGTTTCCTATAATGCTAAGGGAAAAATTAGTGCTACGTGTAAATATAACATTATAGAATGTAACTGGCCCGTTGGCGGACCCCCATGTTGTAGATGTGCCTCTATATTCAATGGTTGAATTTCCGGGAGCAAGCGTTAAATTAATTGCATTATACTGAGTTGCTCCGCCAGATAAAGATTGTCCAAAAGAACATACTGAATTATTGAGTGTTAGTGATCTAACTCCAGTACCAGAAGACGTTAAAACGCCTGTAAAAGTTACGTTATAATTACTTGTAGATGTATTAAAGGTTCCATACACCAAATTTGAAGTATTTACTCCGTTTGAGTTTGAAAATGCACTGCCGAGTGTCCAAGTTGCCCCTATACCGTTAATATTAACTACAGATGCAAGCCCCACTCCGTTAGTTGTAAACGTATAGCTGGCGTTGCCAGCCCAGTTCATTGCGCCCGTGTACGCCCGGGTGATTCCGGTGGCGGCAAAGCTGACGTTTCCGTGGAAGGCAATGCCCACTGAGCCAGCAAAGGTCACGTTGCCAGTTAGCGGACCAGCCATTGTGAATGACGCGCACCGAGCCAGTGTTACACCGGCATCAATAGTGGCCGTGTACGCTGTAGCGTTGGATAAAGAGTCAAAGTTGACTGCGTCTAGGGATGTTGGGATAGCCGCGCCCGAACCGCCACCAGAGGATGTTGACCACTTGGTAGTCGAGGACCAGTTGCCCGTGCCGCCTACCCAGTAGAGAGTGCGGGGGGTGGGGGCAGCCGTCCTAAACACGGGGGCCGCAGCAGTGCCAGTTGAGTTAGCGCCAGCATAGAATTCTCCCGGGCTTGTGGCGCTAAACCCAATGCTGCCCATCGCCAAGTAATCAACCCCGGTGACGGCTGGGCCTGCAATAACATGGGTGGCTCCGGTACCCGTGAGCGTCACTACGTTGCCCACCGTACCCGTGACAGCCCACTTACCAAACGTCTGCGTGGTGGTTCCAAGCGCAATCGTATGCGCCACTGTCTTGGTGGAGGCTAGTTCACCAAAGGTGTTGTCGCCGGTAATAGTTAGCGTTGATGTACCTGTCGCGCCACCAATTGTTAGCTTGTTATAGTATTTGCCCCCACCATTAAAATCTCTAGCAGTTGTAGATGTGTCGGAAAGAACAATTGTAGATGTCCCCGCAATAAATATTGCGGTGTTACTAGCATTAACAAACCAAACAGTAATTGTTCCAGACAACGTCCACGTACCAGACCCCATCCGCGTGGTAGTGTTAGCCGCAGATGAAAACGCCCCTGTCGTCACGTTGTAAGTGACGGCGTCAAACGTGCCTGCGTTAAGGGAAACGGAGCGAGCAGAGCCTAGCGACAGAGCATCGGCAAGTTGGACGGTTCCAGATGGGTGGTTGATGGTTACAGGACAGCCAAACTGAACACCGTTGCTGGTGATGGTCTGGGTGCCGTTCTTTAGAAAGTTAACTGCACCGGTTGTGCTGGACGATGTCACACCTGTACCAAATTTCCAGTCACCATAGACCACCGGGTTGTTAGTGCTGGTACTCAGCGTCATCGCACTGGTGCGATTTGACGCATCAAAGGTGCCAATATTCCAGCTTGCGTTAATGGTGACTGTCCCGGCAGCGCCAGTATTATCAAACACCGCCGTGTCTTGGGCTAAAGGGAATTGATTGACGTCTGGTGTGCCACCAGAAGAAGGGCACCAGCCAGTTGCGCTCCAGTTCTGTGCGCCTGCAAGGTTCCAGTACACCGTCTTGGCCGCAGGGAAGGTGATGCCCGTGTTGTTACCACAGTCCCCTGCGCGTGTGGGAGAAGAGCCTGCCGCAGCGCCAGCAAGATTGATGTCTCGGAAATCGCAGTCAGTGGCGGACAGGGCGTTGACTGTTAGAGTGCGCTGGGCTCCGAGGCTGTTTGAAGATAAGAAAACTCGTCGTGTTGGAGTTGCGCCAGCACAGGTTAAGGTGCCGTTGATGGTTACGTTGCCACCAAAATTAACGGGAGTTAATCCTGCGGCCGGCGCACTAAAAGTTAAATTGTTAAAAACAAGCGAGCCGGGGACGCTAATGTTTGTTGCGTTAGTGGATGTATAGGAAAAATTATAAAAAGTTAAAGGCTTGCTAGTGGCAAATGTGCCTGATCCTGCTAACCAATTTATTTGTGAAGTTCCTGCATTTAATGTTAAGTTTGTGGATGTGCCTAAGTTAAAAATTCCACCTGCAATATTTACTGTGCTCGCACCAAAACTAATTGTTCTTACGTTACTGTTTGTTGAAAAAAAGTTAAGTGTTGATAAAGAGTATCCAAGAGAGCTAAATGTACCGTTGGTAACAGTTAAACTAGTACCTCCAAAAAAAATCAACGCATCAGCAAGTTGTACTGTGCCGCCGTAGGTATCGACAGTGATGTTGCACGCAAAATCTTTTCCAGCGCTGGTAATGGTTTGTGTGCCGCCGCCAGAGAAAGTAAGGGTTGACGAGCCTGAAAATCCAGTGCCTGAGCCATTGGTCCAGTTGCCGTAAACCGTAGTAGCGTTTGCAACACCCAACGTCATAGCCGTGGTGCGGCCTGACATGTCTACGTTTGGAACGTAACCAATGGCCGTGTCCAGCGTAATGGTCCCCGTCACCGAGCCAGCGTTGGTAAATGTGGCGGTGTCCTGCGGCAAAGGGAAGTTGTCTGTAGACGGCGTTCCAGTAGAGGTTGTAGCCCACCCGTTGGCGCTCCAGTTCTGAGCGCCTGCCAAGTTCCAATACACCGTCTTTGGCGCATCAAATGTGATGCCTCTGCACTCGCCACGGTTGCCGATGCGCGTGCCGCTGATGGGGGCCGATGTGCCCCGGACGTACAAGTTACGGAAGTCTGCGTCTGTCAGGCTTGGGGCGGAGTTAACAATAAGGTCGTATGAGATGCCGTAGGTGTTTGTGGTAAAGAATACCCGCCTGTTACCTGCCGTGCCTGTAGTAGACAGGGTGCCGTTGACCGTTATAGTAGGCACGCCCCCCGCAAAGTTAGTAAAACTGACTGTTGTTGTGCCGGCCGCTGAAGATGCTGCAATAGATAGGTTATTAAATGTTATCCTTCCGTCTAAAGATCGGGAGCCGCCGCCGGTACTAGTAAAGCTAACATTATAAACTGTAAAAGCAGAGGTTCCAACACTTAGCCCGCAAGAAGTCCCCGTAATAAGGATGGTAGAAGTTCCAGCATTAAATGTTAGGGCTATTGCACTTTGCAAGCTAAAAGCATTTGAAGAGTTTTGTGTGCAAGTTATAGTTGATGATCCGAGATTAACGGTTCTTACGCCGGGCGATCCAGAGGAACTAAAAGTAACTGTTGTAAGATTGTAGTTTCCGGTATTAAAAGTACCGGCCAACACGCGAAACCCAACAGACCCGGTGTTGGTAAAGGCGCTGCCTAACGTCCAGCCACCACCACCACCGTTAAGATTAACTGTCCCAGATATAGAAACACCGTTAGTGGTTATCGTCCTGCCGGTAGAAGTGGAACTGAAAGTGATGGTACCGGTAGAACTCCAAACCGTCCCCGCCAACAGCGACATAGAGCCGCGAATGTCCAGCGAGGGACTAGTACCGGTAGCAAATGTCACCGCGCCTGCGGAGACAGTAATGTCCAGACACGCCAAAGCGCCCGTCATCGTGACGGTGTAGGTGCCTGCCTGATCAAAGAAGACGTTGTCCGCTACGGTAGGGACAGATGCGCCACTAGCTCCGCCAGTAGATGCGGACCAGTTTGTTGTGCTGGTGGTGTTCCACGTCCCCGCGCCACCAACCCAGTAACGATCAGCCATTTACACCCCCTGTTCAGGGGGCGATTCTACAGGTGGTGCGTTTACGATGGCGAGCCAGTTGTCAAAGCGCTGCTGTTTCAGCGCCTGAATCTCAGCATCACTCAGCCCGTGATCCTCGGGCAAGTGAAGGGCGTCCCGAAAGACGCCGTACTGGGAGTCAAATTCAAAGTCGATCTTGACCATACCCCGCCCTCATCAACCAGCCAGCGAGAAGGTGTAGGTGACGTTCAGCGTGTCGCCAGACACAACCGAGCGGTCGCCGGGGGACTGGAAGTCAGCGGCAGAGAACAGAGTACCCGTCGAGCCACCAGCGGTGCTGTTGCTCACCAAGAAGGCTCCGCCCACAGTCTGCGTGGCGTTGATGGAGAACGAGGCCGGGGAGGCGCTGTTGGTCACCACCGAGGGGTTGGCGTTGGTCGCCGCAGCAAAAGAGGCCGTGGGACGCGCACCAGCGTACGGAGTCACTTCAGTCCAGCCAGCGTGGGAGGACATGGTGTCACCAGCCGCCGGGGTGTTGGAAGCGCCAGCGCCGTACAGGCCGATGTACCAAGTGGTGATCTGGGTCGTGCTGGTCAGAGCCGTGCCAGCCATGTACTGGAGGCCGACGTTCACAACAAGGTTCTGCGACTCGGCGGACCACTTGAGCAGGCCGTCCTTGTCGTAGCATTCCATCAGGAACCGGCCCGTGGCCTTGGCAGTTTCAGTGTGACGGGTACCAGCGACCAGACCGCCAGCAACAGCATCAGAGGCTTTAGCAATTTCGTGAGACATGGTCGCTCCTTACGCGATTCGGATGATTGCAGAAGTGTTGGTGGCAGCGGGGAACTGCACCGTGAATGTCGTCGTGGAAGTCTTGTCGCTTCCAAAGTCTAGCACGCAGATAGCCCCGTTAGCCCCGGGCTTGTAGATGAGCGCACCGCGTGCTGTAAACGCTGCGGTCCACGAGACATTACTGAACGAGATGTAGGCCACCGTCCCGGTGGACCCAGTTGTAGGGGTCACAGTCACCGTCAGAGGACTGGCCGAATATCCGGACGCAACAACTTCCCCGGTCGAGGTGTACTCGGTTGTCGAGTAGTCAAACGAGGCTGCGTTGGTGTACAGGGCGATGTAATAGGTATCGACATCGAAGTCGAAGGTGCCCTTCATCAGCCCCGTCTTGAACGTGTTGCAGGCAAAGTTACCTGTGAAGGCCATCAGGCAACTCCGTTATTCTGAGGTAGAGGAGCCATGCGAGCCTGACCACTGCGATACGCATCGCTGCGCTCCAGACCATCACCCAGACGCTTGGCCTGAGACAGGGCCTCGCTGTACCGCTGAGAGTACAGGGCCATCATGTCCGTCTCACCCTTCATGTAGGTGTACGCCTCTACCAGCGAACCGTAGAGCAGCACCGTGTCGAAGTTATCGCCCAGCCAAGTCTGCCCGTCCGCAGCAACCGTGATCGACTCCGGATAGAAGAAGTAGTGAAGCTCGATGGTGTAAACGGCATCTGGCGTGGGGCCAAGGATGAAGCTCAACTCGTCCGTCAACACAGGGCTAGGACCGCTGGTGGTCGTGGGGCCGAACAGCGCATAGTACTTGGGGATGCCCGTAGTGCTGGGGTTGGGGTACGCCTGACGGATGAAGCTCACATCCTTGTTCAGCAGGTACTCGTAGTTGCCCGACGCATCAATCACAGCCATCGAATAGACGGACAGGAAGTCGCCCGGGCAGGACAAGTACTTGTTGCTGGAGGATGTGGAGCCAGTGACGTTCCTGCGGAGTACAGGGAACTGCACCGTGTTGTAGATGCGCTGCTCGGCCTGCTTGATAAACGTGTTGATGATCGACGGCGTCGTCGAGTAATCGAACGTGTTCTCAGTGTAGTCCTGAATAGCAGTGACCAACGCGGCGTAGTTCATTTAAACCTCAAGCCATAGGCCCGCGAGCCATCACACCTTTGGTAGCCGCGCCAGTGCCACGAATCTTGATGCCCGAGGTCTTCACCCCGTCGTATTCGTTTGAACGCTCGTTAGCCACGGAGACGTTCTTCTTGAGCGCCTCTTTGACCGGCATCTGGCCCACAACAGGAGCCGCCATCTTCTTGGGTTGCTTGTACGTTGCCATATCAGCCTCCCTTGCGACCGGTGCTGCGCTGGTTCATGACCTTAGCCATGTTGCGCCCATACTTAAGCATGTCGGCGTTGGTCTTGCCGCCAGCCTTGAGTTTGGTCGGGGGCTTGCCCGGGTGCATGTTCTTTTCGTGCTTTCGCACGGCGGTCTTTCCGTCCATGATCGACTCCTTATGTCGTTGCAACCGTGACTGCGCCAATTTGCACAGACAACACTAGATTGTTAGGTGTCAGTGCTGC